GTTTCATCTGTAACGCCTCAGCGTTCTCGGTTCCTGGGTCTTTTGGCATCGGTCTTTCTTCAGGTTTTGATAAACCATCAATATTTTCAGTTCCTAATGCTACATAAATTCTTCTGTAAGCTTCTCTAAGGTTGTGCATTTGAGGATTTGACATCGCCATCTTCAAATTTTCATTTGCAAGTGTCACTCTTTGTGCCATCGACATGATATTTGGGTCTGCAACAGGAATAACATCAACTCTGTCATCAAAATCTTGTAATTTTACCATTCGATCAGCGTTATAAACGGCATATGGGTACACTGGAGGTAAATATTCTGCAAAAACTTTACCTAAAAGCTTAAATTCTTGTTTCATAGCATAGTAACAACGCTTGTGAATAGCGCTCATGACCCTTGAACCACGTTCTAAGAGTGCAATTGTCGTTCCAACAGCTCTATTTTGTGCATCTTCACCAATTTGCATGTCTGCAATGGCTGCAAAACGCTGTCCTGCTTGCACAACAAAGCCTAAAAGTGAAAATAAAGTGGTTGAAGGCTCTTTAAAAGGTAAAATTTGGAACTGATCTTTGATATTTCCACCTGGTGCATCCACATCTCTGAACTCTCCTGGCTGAAAAGGCTGATCATCATCTCTAATTCGAATACCTCGTGACTTAAATCCTGCGGGTAAGTTACTTAAAGTCCCTGCATCAAGCAATTGTCTCAGTGCAGTCGTAGCAGTTCGTGATAATCCACCAATCATATGGATTAAACCAAAGCCATAGAAACCTAAACCTGGTAAAAATTTGTAATGAACAAAGTATTCACGTCTTTCATACATCTCATCACCTTGATTATAGTTTCTGTAAATCGCTAAAATCTCTTGAGAACCTGCATCAATGGTTACAATGTATGGAACTTTAATATCTTTTTCATCTTTTCTTTCAACTTCGTATTCTTCTAAATCTAAATCAACATGCATTTCAAGAATTTCGAATTGATAAACTTTATCTCCTGAAGGTTTAACTCCTTCAAGTTGATTAAACTTATCTTGCAGTTGTGTATCTTCAGATTTTTTTGGAATCAGTTCTACATCTCTATAGAATCCTGCTTTCTGTTTTTTAAGAATTTCATTCTCACCCATTTTAATAACGTGAGTAATTCTTTCACAATCTTTTAAATCTGATGCATAGTAAGGAACCACTAAATCTTCAGCGGGTACAAACTTTGAAACGGCTCTTTGCATCACTTCATCAAAATAAACTTTTTTAAATGTCGAACCTGCTAGTGGTAAATAAAATAACATTTGATCAAACTCTGGAGTGTACTCTTCCATTTTCTCCATTAACATATAGTTCATGAAATCTTGAACTCGATCTGCTTGCTCTTCAACTTCTGGAGTTCGTGCTCCTACAATCTGACATCTCACAGGTCCTTGTGAGGGTAATAATTCTTTGTATGCTTGTGCTTGAAATTGTGTAACCGCTTCTGATAATAACGGGTGAGTGACTCCTGCTGCACCTCTAAACGGTCTTGTAGGTTCTTCGTATTTGAAACCTAATAAATCTAAACCTTGGGTATAAGATGTTTCCCAATCTTTTCTTGAAATTTTATCTTTTTTGTAATCTGTAATAAGTTCACTAGCTAATCGGCCAAGGACTCTTTCGTCCATGTCCTCTGCTAAGTTTTTGTAAAATTCTTCTTCAACAGGAGCCTCCTGATCTTCTTGATCATCAGACTCCTGTTCTAATTCTACATCGACTTCTTCGTTGAGTTCCTCATTTTCAGGAAGCTCGTTGTCCTTATCAACTTCTGCCATTATGTAATTCTAGTCGGTTTTTTCTTTCCTATTTTACAACCTCTAGCCATGACCATTGTGCCAGTTTTAGCTTTCATCATTCCGCCTTTTTTAGCACCCTGCATCATTCCACCAAATGGATCAAATGCATCAGCACCAGGAACAGTTGTTCTTTTTGCTTTCTTCGCAGCTTGTATAGCTCCGCTTAAATTTGCAGAATCACCTTTGATTAATTCAGAAACGTTTTTAGATTCACTTCCAAAACCTTCAGAAGCCATAGTCGTAGGATCTTTTTTACCACCTAATAAACCCATTTTGTTTGCAGCAACTGCAGCCAAACCAAGTCCAATAGCTTTTTTTAATTTTTTGCTCATGATATATCTCCTTTGCGTTATAACAGTTTTATCTTATCACGCAAATAGATTAACGACTAGACCACCTTCTTTTTTGTATAATTTGAAAGGAGTGCCTTTCATTTCAGGTGTAATTTTAATACCAAAGGCCTGATAATAATTTCTTGGGTCACTTGGAGCCATTTGTATAATTTTAGAATTTCCCGATAATCTTGAATTAAAATTGAAAGCATCTTCCATATTGTCAAATGCCGCTAACACTTCAATATTCTCATCATCGGTCAACCCTAACATTTTTTTCTTTCTTTCCTCATGAAGATCTAGTCTTACAACTTTAAATTCTTTTTTTGGATCCGATAAACTCACAGAGATGGGTTTAGCTTCTGTATTATACTGCTTAGCCAGTTCTTTCATTCGTTGTGGTATAACAGCGGTAAGTTTAGGGTTGGTATCTTGTAGTCCCGATTTACGATCTGAGTAAGCCCCAAAGTTGGGTCTTCCTGCTTTACCATCACGACCTCCATAAAATTCCCAGTTCCCAAGTTTATTTCCATCTGATCGTTTTAAGGCTATACGTTCAACTGGATTTACGACAACCCAATCTACGCCATCTTCGGCTGCGGCTTTCATGGTATTTTTCAAAGCATGGTCTCCAAACACATCTCGTCTAAACATCGGCATGAACGGAACGGATTTATCTGCATACCTTGCTTTTAGTTTTTCAATTGTATCAGAGTTTAAACTCGACTTTCTAATTTCTTCAAATTCGCTTTTTAATTTTTTAAATTCTAACACATCTGCATCAGTCATGGATAATTTTTTATCCGATATTGTTTTCATTCGACTCATCAAGTTAGAAAGTTTTTCATTGTTTTCTTCAAACTCAAAATAACGTCCAAATGGATTTGCAACCTTAGATCGTGTTGGATCCACTTCAAGTGCTCGTTGTTGAATGTCGGCTTGAATCTCATCTATCGCATAAACTTTTTTATTCGGGTCATCCCCTAGAGATCGTTTACCATATCTAATGTGATACAGTTGATTTTCATAATCTCTAAAATGCCCATCACCAAATTCTCCTGATTTTACATTTCGACCAAAAGGCATACTCTTTCCGTAGTGAACCACTTCTTCCACATAGTCTTCCGATCCTGGCATTTTGTAAATAGCCTCTTGTCCATATTTTGGATACATTTTCTTATTAACGACCATATCGAATTCACGTTTACTCGCAAGACCTCTTGCTTGAATTGTATTTAATCGGTTGTAAAGATCGTCTAAACCTAAACCAAGTTGTTTTTCATTTGAAATCTCAACCATCTTTTTAAATTTCTTAATAGGTTTTGTAAAATCAAAAGTCTCTGGGTAAATTCCACTTTCATTTATTTTACCACCCTCTCTCAATTTCTGAACAGTCTCTAATGCATCTTGAGTATAACGCCTTGCATCCAATATAGGATTATCACCTTGATTCGATAAACGATAAGCACTATAAAAATTTAAAAACCCTTCATCATTTTTTCTTTCTGCTAAAATTCTGTCCATTCGTTTATCTGCTTCTTTTAAAACTTCTTCATAATCTTTTCTCACTTTATCCGCTCGGTTGATCATATCTTGATCATACTTCATTCGTTTAGTCGTTAATCCAGCAGCAGGGGAGTTGTTAATTAATCTTAGTAAAACTTCTTTTCTTACAGGTTGGTTTCTGTCTTTTGCAAATTTAAGGTAACCATCGATTAAGTTTCCATCCTTATCGAATGAAGCGATATTGGTATCAAACAATTCTTCTCTAGTAATATTCGCTTTAATATTGGTACCAGGTATTTTTCGACCCGCTAATCGATTCATGTTTGTGAACTCATTTAACCATGCATCTGCTTTCAAAGGCTTCTTCGATGGATGTTGTGCAACAAAATCAAATAGCGCAGATCCAAATCTTTGTGATCGTCCACCAAAAGAAAAAGGTTTTATCTCTGTGGTCTTTTTAAGTTGTTCAAATTCATCTTGAAGATTAACTCTTGAAGGATTGGTTTGTGCAATTAAATTTTTAGCGCGATCGACTTTGGTCGGAACCATATCTTTAATCGCTTCCACTTCATCAACGACTTTAGGTAAAGTTCCTAAGTCCCGTGGAGCGCGTTTCGTGGCAATCTTATTGAGGACATTGAATCCAGGTACACGTGATAAAGCTAGAGCACCGATGCCTGCCGCACCAAGGACCAGGGCTCCTGGTATTGCACTCGGCTTTCTTTCATCGCCTGGTACAGATGTGGGCTGTTCTAAAGAGTCAGGTGTGATATCATTTTCACGTAGAATTTTTTCGATATCAGCCACACTATTTTACTCCTGTGAATTTTGTTCCTTGAATTGCAATTCTTCCACCACGTGAGAAACCTTTAATGGTTTGATCTTTTTGTTCAAACATTTCTGGATCTGGTGGAAAAGTTACATCTTGATCCATGTCTTCGTTCGCAAATATACCTTTCCTGTCTTTTTCAGGATCAGGTTTTCCAATAGGTTTAGTGCCTTCATATTTTTCACCCTCAGGTTTTCCAATAGGTTTTCTTGCCTTGGGTTTTCCTGGGGGTCTTCCTGGCATTACAATAAATCCTTTATGTAATCGCTACCTTTGCCCATTTCTAAACCTAGACCTTCATCTTCTAAGCCCATGCCTTTTTGTCTAGCAGCTCCGTAGCCTCTTTTCATTTCTCCGCCTAAAGATTTTTTAGCAACTTTTTGTTCAACAGTAGGTTTAGATTCTTTTTTATCAAAATAGTCAGCTAAAAGTCTTGGTCCAATACCTAAGTTACTTGCAACATCTCTTACACCTTTAGAATTTTTCATTGCTTCAACAGCAAGACCCATGAAAGCTTTTTGAACTTTTCCACCAGTAGATCTACGTTCAACAGGTCCTAAATTCTTTTTTTTGACTCCAAAATAGTTTCTACGCTCTAATTGCCCCATACCTTTTTTCTTACCACCTGCTGGGTTAGCTTTCATTGGAGATTCTTTTTTGGTCGGCTTTTTACTTTCTTTCTCCATTACATCTTTAGCGCTTTTTTTAACAGACGCATAACCTGCTGCAGTTCCTAATCCTACAACGGCACCTACTTCACCCATGCTTGGTCCAGATTTAGCTGTTTTTTTTAAAACAGATTCAGGTTGTTTGAAATCCCTAGTTAGTGGATTAATATCTAAAGTGGGTTTTACACCCATTAAATTTGATTTTCTTTTATCTGACATAAATTCTCCTAATAATATTTATACTCTTTTCCAGGATAGTCATAAAGTTCCTCTTTATAATCCGTAAGAGTCTCTACAAAGCTTCCTTGCCTATATCTTAACAGAGCTTGGGTGGTGCTGTCTACAAAGTCATCATTGGCTCCATTAGGGAAAGCCGCACATTCTTCAATCACTTCTTCAGCAAATCGCTCATCGGCTGGATACCATATGGATCCTGATTCAAATAAAGGGGCTACTGAATTCACCCTAACATGCTTATCTTTTCCTCGTGAAGGTACAAAATCAGTAACAGGTAAACCCATTCGTCTAAGCTCATGTATCAAAGGTTGCCCTGAAGCTTTAGCTTCAATAATAACATTTTCAGGTTCCCAGTATTTATATTGATCTAAAGCAACTGCTTTCAACTCTGGAAAATCATATTTACCTTTTAAGGCATCCAATAATAATAGATTTGCGGGACCCCCTTCTTCAGGATAGAAAACACCCCAGGTCGTGATTGCAGAATAATCAGCAGTTTCTTTTTTAGAAAATGCAGTATCATAACTTTGAATGACATATTGTAAACTAGGTAAATCTTTCTCCCAAGGTCTCCACCATTCTCTTTTGATAATCGCACCTTCTTCTGAAGTTGGTTCTTGCATATATTGTGCTGACCAGTTTCTAATCGGAAGTGATGCTTTAACTTTTTCTAATTCTTCTTTTTCCCAATACTCAGGCCACACAGGATTACCTGTTGGTAGAATTGCAGGAAATGAAATTTGTTTCCACTTGTCTGCTTTAGGTTCCTTTTGTGCTTTTAATAATCTTCCTGTTAAATCATCCTGCGCCCACCTTGTCATAACCACAACAATTGAGCCTCCTGGTTGAAGACGCTGTCTAGGTCCTGATGCATACCAATCAAAAGTTCGTTCCATGGCGGAGTCACTTAATGAATCTTGTTCAGTATGTGGATCATCAATAATTAATAGATCCGCACCACGTCCTGTAATTGAGCCTCCTACACCAGCAGCAAAATATTCACCACCATGATTCGTTTCCCAACGTCCCTTAGCTTTTGAATCTTCTCTTAACTTCACATCTCCAAAAATTTTTTTATATTCTGGGCTGTCTAAGAGATTCCTTACCTTACTTCCGAAACGTGCAGACAATTCCGCATTGTGAGAAACTTGCATAATTTTTAATTTTGGAAACTTCCCTATCATCCATGCAGGAAATAAATACGAAGCAAATTCTGACTTCGTATGTCTAGGGGGCATATTGATAATGAGCCTCCCTTTTCTTTCTTTAGAGATTTCAGTAAACTCATGTGCAATGTGTTGATGATGTCCCCATCTAGATTGATCTTTTTCTAATCTACAAATGAAGTCTGGCCACACTTGTTTCACAAAATATAAAAAATTATCTTGTGCTAACTTTATGTGCTGGATCCATTTTTTCTCCACCTTTGCACGTAATTGATCTGTTGTTAGCAATTCCGTATTCATTTGAGCCTCTATGGTACCATAATAATTTTAACTTGAGTATATCTATGAATGTTGGTTTATAGACCAAACCTTTGCTACAATCAACAGTTGTACGCGTCATCAACATCTTGGGGGTCTGTTTATATGTCCATACTATCGCTAGTATCTCTATTGGATCGCGGTGATGGTCGCTGGTGATTTACCTGGGAGGTAATGGGGGGCATTAGCCCCCCAGCTACGATTATCTTTGTATTTGTTCTAAGATAGGTTTTAGATTATTGATTAACTTGCTCTTTAATTCTCTAACAACAGGGTCATTAGGATAAGCCACAAGTATTTCCTCAACTGCACTCTCTAACTGTTTATACATGAATTGATAGTTAAGAGATTGTTGTTGGTTGTTGGTTGTCTCTAACTCATTAGTTTGTTGTTGTGCTATTGAGTTATT